CCGCCGCTGCTCATACCGATGCCCCAGGCGTAGGCCGAACTGCACTCTGTGGATGACCAGTACCAGTCATCAATGATGTTGTTGGAAGAGCCGAAGTAATAAGTGATTTCGGTGTTCAAGTCGTTGAAATACTTATAGAGCAGCCAGAGCTGACCGATGGCAGGGAGCGACCAAGTGGTAGGGTCGTCAATACCGCCGTCGGCTTTGGTGGATGCTTTCCAGGCGCGAGCGATGCGAGCGGCAGGATAGTCGATGCCGTTATCGGTGATAGCCTGAATAATGGCATCGGTGTTTTTCTCTCCGTCGATGTCATCGAGGTAGGAAGGCATCCCGTAGAAGTCGGTGAGGTTTTTGACGTTGTTTGAATTGTTGGGAGCCCATTGCATTGTTAGCGAGTTGGAATCGGATAGAGCGTTGGCCTTAGCGACGATGAATTGCTGACGTTCGGCACGGATGCAGACACCGAGCATGATGTACTGAGATTTGGCGTTAGCGCCGAATCCGTCCCACTCAGCGCGAGTGAAGAAGGCTTGCGCTTTGGTGGTTTTGTGCAGACAAGCGAGGCGGATATCGCGCAAGCCCCCTGCCCATTTCATATACTCGGCGAGTTCGGAGAGCGGAGTGGTGTCGTTGACTTCAGAGAAGCCGAGCGAGTTGAGCGTGGCAACGAGCTGTTGACGGTTCTGTTGCATGAGGTGAGTTTCTTCGAGAATATTATCCATAATAGATTAGTCTAAGCAGATTGGACGAACTGTTTTTAGGTTAGTTTTTCCTTCGACATACGCCGAGCCGGAATCGAAATTCATACGGTAGGCATTGGAGGTGTCGTATTGCTGACACGTCCAGTAGGAAGCGGTGGTCGAGAGGCAGAAGTCAGAAGCCCACACAGCGGTAATGATGGCGTTGATTTCCGTGCGGAAGCGGAACATAACGGTGAGTTGGGCAAGCGTAGGCAAGCACCATTGAGACGAGTCCTCGAGGCCGTCGGCATCCTCGGTGAAAGCCTTGTAAGCGACAGCAGCTTCAGCGGCAGGAGCACCGATAACACCGTTGGCAGTCTTATCAGTGTAAGCGTCGATAACATAGTTGGTTTCCTTCCAAGCGTCCCAGTAGGAGTAATTGTCGCGTTTGGTTTTATGATTGTGGGCGTTGGCAACGCTGACACTGCCGCCCCATGCCTTGCTGTTGATGTCCTCGGCGGCGATGATGAACGAAGTGGCACAGGCGCGGATGCGGAGACCACGGAGGATGAACAGGCCTTGCTCGGTAGCAGAGAGAGATTGCCATTCTTCGAGGGTGAAGAAGAATTTTTTGTTGTCGCGGATGCGGTTGGCGGCGATAGTGACATCGAGGAGACCGGCGCTCCACTTGGTAAGCTCGGGGAAAGCAGAGGCTCTCGCTCCCTCGGTGAGAGAGAAACCGAGGGAGTTGAGAGCGTCCACTTGGGCTTGCTTATTACGACGGAGGAGAGTAACGGATTGTTCGTTAGAAGCCATTTGAGAGTGGATTAGGAGTTGATAATATCATGAATTGAGCTATTTTCTTCGGCGATGCGAGCGAGATATTCGTCATAAGTTTCGCCGTTGTAGTAGCTGAGGTGAGTGCCGATATTGTCGAGAGTGACGGTTTCGACATCAGGTTCGCCCGAAAGCACATCGGCATTGACATCATCAATGGCGGCGATGTAGGCTTCGACAACGATAGTGACGGTAATGTCATCGATGCCGCTTTCGATATCGTCGATTTGCGACTGCTCGAGGATTCGGGTGAGGTAGTAGGTGGCTTTGACAACGGGGAGCGAAGCATTACCACCGTCGGAGTCGAGACCGGCGACACCGCGAGAGAGGATTTCGAGGAGTTCCTGACCTGTGCCACGGACTTCCATGTTGTCGCCGGCTACGATGCGGAGGCGTGAGAGCGTATGGTCGGACGACTGACAAGAGAGGACATCGGAGAGCATCCGCACGGGGTTGATGTTGGGCGAGGTTTCGATGCGGAGCTTGTTGACCTTACCCCACCCTACGACTTTTAAGCCTGAGGCGGCATTGATGCCCGTGTAGGTCAGCGAGGGCAAGCCGATGAACGAGACATCGGTCATGGTAGCCGGGAGCGTGATATCATTGATAGGCGAAGTCTCGGCGAGCGTGAGCGAAGCGAGCTGAGAACCCGAAGCGTTAATCGACGTGATGCGCGGACAGCCGGAAGCGTCGATAGAGGTAATCTGAGTGTTGCGGACATCGAGAGATTCGAGGAACGGGAGTTCCAGCTTCAGACTCTTGCAACGGTCGTAGCTCAGAGTGGATTCAGAGCGAGAGCTGCTTCCGAGGATCAGAGTTTCGAGCAGAGTGGCAACGCTCAGAGAATCCTCGAAGCCCTTGCCGAGAGTAAGGTCAGAGAGGTCGAGCGAGCTGAGGCGGTCAGCCTGATAGATGTAAAGGTCAGAACCACCGGTAACGGAGAAATCGCCGTTGGCGGCGGAGAACGTGTATTGTTCGCCGGCTTCGAGGAGAACAGCCTTACCAACGTTGCCCTGCTTTTCAGAGCCTACGGCAAACCAACCACGTTTGGCGGCTTTGATAGTGATGGTGGCGTTAGACGGACCGGCGACACGACCAATCATAGTAGTAGAATTTGAGAAAAATTCGCCTACCTGATAGAAACCGTCGCGAATAGACCAGCGGCGCGAGATATAGTCGGGGAGTGATGTGAGGCCGAGACCTTGCAGAGCGTAGAAATATATTTGGTCGGCACGAGATGTAACCTGAATATATTTGCGTTCACCGTCATAAGAGCTGACCATCTTAGGCCAGTCGAGAGCGCGGTCAACATAGTAATGGAGAGCGCCCGACTTGCTGAATGGGTTGATAACAACACCGTCAACGGTAGTTTGTGCGGCAGTCATGGCAGTAACGACAGACTGGAGCGTGATGTAATCGCCCGAAGCGTTGACAAGAGTTTTACCTGCTGCGCGAATATTCACCCATTGCACAGAGTTCCAGCCGGCGAAGGGATTTTCATATCCGGTAGCTTCATCCGAAGCCTTAGCCGGGTCAACCTCAGCGTCAACGGTGCAGCCACCTTCGTTGTCCTTGTCCCAAGCGCCATCGGCATCATATACCTTATTGGGGTACATACGGAGAGCGTATTCAGTAGCGGTCGAGTCCGTTTCAGAATAATAGACACCATCCTTGACATAGAAGCCATCCTCGAGGAACCACATCGGTTGCATATTCTTAGCCTGTTGGTCAGTGAGGCAGAGGTAATCGGTAGCGGCATAGTAGGCGTTGAGAGCCTTCGTGTTGGCGTAGAGATACAGTTTGTTCTCCCATCGAGAGATGCGAGCGGTGCGGTCAGCTTCAGAAGTAGCATTGTCGAGGTCGCAAGAATCGGCGAATTGCAGATAACGGAACAGTTCGTAAGGGCACATTTTGCCGAGAGCGAGGTCGAGAGCGAGGTCATCATCAGCATCCATGCGCTCGAAATAGTAAGTCCATAGAGGCGCTTCAGAGAGACCGAGTTTAGCCACCCATGAAGAAACCTTTGTTGACATTTCCATCATGTCGGAAACCTTCGACACACCCTTGAGCCAACAGAGGCCGGTGTACTGAAGCATTTCATAACCGCTGACGGGGTTGAGCACGTCACCGGTAACGACAAAGCGGTTGCCCGATTTGCGCATAGAACCTGACGAGCGAGACCAAGCGCCGTCGCTGTAACGCATTACGCGGTAATTTAATCCGGCGTAAAGACGCAGCACATAAGGCTTGTCCGTTTTGAGGTCAGACGAAGCGAGGAAGCGAGTCTGGATTTGGTCGAGAGTTTCGCCTTCAGTACCATAGAAATTGTAAAATTTGCCATTGTTGAGACAGCCCTTATTATAGCCGGGAATGTCTTGGAAGCCGAGGGCGGTAGTTTCATTTTTATCCTCCTTCCAATTGCCTTTAGCATGAAAATAGACCGTCTGGAGCGTGTCGGAAGTCGAGCGATATACGGCGATAGGATGGTTGGCGGTAGAGTGATTGAGCTGAAGCCCGGTGAGATGGATGTCACCTTTATCCCATGTGCCGTCGAAATAACGCTGAGCCGGGGTCATATAGTCGTCACCCAGAGCGCGGAAAGTAGCGTTCATGAGGTTGCAAGTGCCGCAGTCGTTGACACCGCTTGAGTCAGAATAATCGACTTTGACGGTAACAACGTTGATTGGGAAGGAGTTTTCTTCAACACGGATGTAGCCCATGGCGAAGAGAGCATAAGTGGTGATTGCGTCGGCATTGGTATAATCCGGATAGAGAGCTTCGATGCGCCAGCCGTCGAGTTTGGTGAAATAGAAACGATCGTTTTTGACCTCACGTTTTGCCGAGGTAGTGCCTTGACGTTTCCACAGCACATTGTAAGCATGGAATGAACGCCACGGCATCGAGGGGCAAACATAGATAAGGTCGCACTTGAACTTTTTCGAGGTGTCAGTGCCGCTGTCGAAGTCGTCGAAAGTTTCCTCCGGAGCGATAACGATGTAATAGCCGATGCCACGATTATACAGCTCGGTGTGCGAGGGGCGCATTCGAGTAGTGCCTTCGGCGGTTTGGCTAACAAGGACATCCTCCTTGACATATTCGGCAAGCATAGCCGCAGTGTCGGGAACTTTCACGAGGTAGTTTTTGAACGCCTGAGCAAATTCCATATACGAATTATAGCCGAGCATATAGAACAGGTAGAGGTCAGCGTTAGTGCCGTTGAAAGAGATTTGCATATCCTGAGAAAGGTCGCCGGCAGAAGTGTAGCCCATAGAGGCAACCATTTCGCCGTTGAGATACATCTTCAGCAGAGAATATTTTACCGAGCCGCGAGGATAGTAAATCGAGGTAGGTTCGACAACGATTGTCGCCGTGACCTTTTCACCGCAAGAGAAAGCGCGTTCTTCAGGGATAGGATTGCCATCGTCATCAATGCCCTTAGAGCCGTTGCGGCAAACGATGCCAACCTTGTTTCCCTTGACGTAGAAGCCCGCGCCGGACTTCGGATCATAGCACTCGATGAGCTTGGAGTCAGAGTCCTTGACATTGGCGGTAGCGAAAGCGAATTGGATAGCAGCACCCGATTGACCGAGCAGAGACGCATTGCCCGAGAACGGCGAATAATTGAGCGTACCCGTGACATTTTCAGCGATACGGAGACAAGATTCATTCAGATAGCTAACGAAGCCATTGGTGGTGTAGTTAGCGTCCGATAGCGTGATGGCATATTTGCCCGACACGATAGATTTATCCACTTCATCATTGGAGCGAGTGGAGAAGTCAAACGAGAACAGAGCGCCGTCCTTGATTTCAGCATCGATGATAGAACCCGAGACCTTGAGGTTGATGTCGCCCGATACGATAACACGGTTGTCATCGAGCGACGAAGGCACAACCGAAGCCGAGAGTGCGATGAGAGCGCCTTCGGAGAAACCTTGAATTTGCTTTGTGACGGTGAATGTATGAGTGTTGTCAACAGTTTGCTGACGGATAGTAGTGGAGTTGATTTTAGCGTTGACAATCGTTTCCTTAGCGACCGGGTTGTAAGCAGCCACATCGAAGGTAACGGATTCATACAACTTGACAACGCCGTCGCTATCATCATCGTAACGGATGCCGACCATTGGCGCGGTGTTGTCGGGGTCAACAACGAAGATGAAAGAGTAAATCGTGTTACCGGTAACACCGGAGCTAACAGCAGTACCTTGCACACGGATTTGATAGCAACCGTGTTTGAGACCCAGTTCCTTCGGAGAAAAAGAAATGGATTTGCCGAATTGGTCAGTAACAACAGAGCGTTGAATTTCCTGCCATTTGCCGTTGAGATAGATTTCAACGATCGCCTCGATGCCCTTATCGGTAGAGTTTTTCGGAAAAGAGAACACGTCGTTGACCGTAACAAGGTCGGAGGTCGGCGTGATCAGAGCGTCCTCATTGACATTGAGCGTTTGATTGGATGTGACGGTGATATCATCGACATTGACGGTGATGATGTTCTGACCGGTGTTGCCGAGCGCATCGGTAGCTTCGAGGATGAATTTCTTTTTGCCGTTTGCCTCGAAGAACTGCGCCATGTCAATCTCGAAAGAATAATCCTCGAAATCGACAGAAGAATCAGCGTCAACGGTAGCGGTGTAAACCGTTTGCTTTGTGGAGCTATCCTTGAGGGTGAGAGTTTCGATAGTGTTTGCAACCTCCGTACTGCCCGACTTTGTGACAGAGCGGATAGCAGCCTTCAGGAGGATAGATTTGCCAACAGCACCATAGAGAGACGACTTCGGGAAAGCAATGGTGACGGTAGTGCCCGAAGATTCACCCGAACCCGTGCCGACATGGAACTGGATTTGAGAGCCGAGAGTTTCGTCATCTCCGTTGGCAAAGCCGAGTTTGACAATGCCCGGAGTATCTTCATCGACAATCATCTTAGCCGGGAGAGCCGCATAAACGCCGCGAGAAGAAACAGGCGAAGCCGAAGAAGAAGATATTTCATCGGTAGTCTCCACGTTGCCCCCTGCCCCACCAAAATCAGTCCATGCGGCAGAGAGACCGAATGAAGAAACAGCTTGTTGCAGTTGCTTAGTTTCCCATTTGCCTTCGCCGACCTTGTAGGTGATGACCATGCCCTCCTTGCGGTAGGTGATGCCCGAAGTAGATTCCTTGCGAGCGATAGCATCGAGGGCGAGTTCGAGCGTGTAATAGCTTGTGCCGACAGGATTGCCACACAGCAGATTGACATTGACGAGAGTTTCAGAACCTGCACCGAGGCCAGCCATATCAAACCAGTTGGAGGTGTCGGCAAATTCAGATTCGGCGAGAGAGCTGCCGAGATACTGATACATCTTCCATGCCTTCTCACTTATAGCGAAAGTGATTTGCATACCAAGTTTCTCAGCCTTGGCGGTGAGAACGGCTTGGATAGCAGATTCGAGGGTATAATAAGGGTTGAGTGTGTCAGTTTTCGGGAGCTTGACAGTTACATTATAGCAGTTGCCGGCTTCCACATCGACAGAAGCACCGATTTCGACAAATTTTCCAGACGAATATTTGTAGAGAGTAGCAGCGCAGAAGAATATGACATCAGTGCGGATTTCGGCGGTAACTTCATCATCGTCAGTGTCAACATCATCGGCATTTTTGAAATAATCTGAAGCTGAGAAGCCCGAGGGGAACGAAGCTATAACGAATCCGTCATTGTCATCGTCGTCAGATGCGATAGCGAACCAGATGCCCGATTTCGGGCGAGCCACAGACGAACGGCGAGGCATAAAGCCCGAGACCGGAACGATTTTAGGGAGGCGGAGGTTGGTAACTGCGAGGTCATCAGAGAGAGCTTGACCGGCTGAGCCTTCAAAGGCAGTGCCCTCGGTAGTGCCGAACGGGACGTTGTCAGCGGCATATTCCACCAATCGCGGAGATGAGTAGGTGTCGATGACGTGGTAAAGCGTTCCCTTCATGCGGTAGATCACACCATCATTGGGGACAACACCCGATTCTGTGCTTTTTGAGTATGCGCTTGGAGCATCTTCAGCACCATCGCCGCCGATATAATAGAATTTTTTGTCGGCGACACTCCAAACAATCCACCCGGTGTTAGCCTCGGCTTCCGACACATGATAGACAATGCCATTGATGGGGAGGATGCCGATATTGTTGACCTGAGAGGAGAGTTCGGTTGACAGCTCTGAAACGCGAGTGTCGAGAGCTTGACCGGCTGAGCCTTCGTAGGCAGTGCCTTCGGTAGTGCCAAACGGGATTTCTTCGGCGGTAAGCAGAGCGCAGAGAGCGCCGTCGTAAACTCGATAGAGCTTGGATGCGAGGCGGTAGAGATAATTCGGGTTAGGACCGAGCGGAGTGCCTATGCGGTCGAAACGGTTGTAAGTGTCGGCGATGCTATAACCTTGAGCAGACTCATCGGCGATGATGAAATATTTCAGCTCGGCACAGAGGCAGACCTGTCCGACCGTGAAGGCTGAGATTTCCGACGGATGATAGATAACGCCATCGAAAGGCAGGATGCCGACGTTATCAATGCGAGCGGAAAGCTCATTTTTCGCCGTGGCGACAGCTTCCACCGCAGAGTTAGCCGTCTCCGTCGCAGTGTCAGCGGTAGAGACAGCAGTTTTAGCCTTTTCGAGAGCCGATGACGCCGTAGCGAGAGCCTTCTGCGTAGTGGCGACAGCCGCGTCAGCAGTAGAAACAGCGGTGTCAGCCCGTTCGGATGCGAGCAGAGCCGTTTTAGTGGCAGACTTCGCCGTGGTAGTGGCATCGTCAGCTTCATCGAGGGCATTCTGAGCCGTAGTGAGAGCAGTCTGAGCGTTAGAGATAGCATTGGAGATTTCATCGCTCATTTCGGACATATCAATGGATTGCATCTGCTCGATGATATCACCAAGCAGAGCCGCCAGATACGAGGGAGAGATGGAATCTTTCGCCGTCTTGGTCGAAAGGTCGTTGACCTTTAGGAGAAGAGAGGAGAAATCAGACATGGGAATGAAAATTAATTACGATATAAAATTAGCACCTTCGAGGGTGCTAATAAAAGACATTATCTCGTGTAGCCCTTGCTTTTATAGTAGGCGGACGAGTAACGGAGATTGTCGGAATCGAGGGCAGAGCATACCATGCCGACGAATTCCTTGCCGAGAGATTTAGCCATGAAGTCGCGGAGATTCATGACCGAAGAAAAATATTTTACCGAGAACCAGCGGCGGCGTTGACGGACTTTGTCGTGTCCGATGTCACCGGGATTGCCGTGAGGGACTTCGCGTCCCACGCCGAGGTCTTGCCAGAGACCGTATTCCAAGAACGTTTGGGAGAGCGTGACTTCAAGGAAACGCCCATCAGCATCGACAGGGAGGTTGATGGGCGAGCGCCAAAGAGCTTCAGTGTTGAGCACCTTTAGCTTGAAAATGCGCTCCTGCCAAATATCGATCATCGTTTTGTTCCATGCTTCGACGTATTTTCGGCGTTCCTCGATAGCGGAATCAGAGCCATTCATCGGGGTTGTATTGGAGATCAGTGAAAGTAGAAGTGACTATCTGGAAGAAAGCACAAGCCATTCCCGAGAAAAAATATTGCGAGATTTCGGTGAACTGGATATCCGTATCGACGTAGATATTATGTTCCTCGAGTTGAGTTTTTTCGAGAATGAGCTTGCTCATAAATTGACGGAAGAGTTCGCGCATATCATCGAGGCGAGCCTGACGGAACTCCATGCTATCAGCTTTGTGACGCATAGCGAGGAACACCGTTTTGATGCGGCGAGTGTGCGGTGAGTTGTCGATTGACAGTTGCCCCTCCGATTCATCCGACACGGCGACAATAGCCTTAGCCGTTTGGAACTTAGATAGGCAATCGAGGAAGCCTTGCAGAGAGGAAACGCGGTGGAATGTGAAGCCGTGTTCCTGAGCGAAGCGATTGGTGGCGGTGAGCTGCTTAAAGAAGGAGGCAGCATCCCACGCGACATTACTTTTTGTTGGGTCCATATTTTCTATTCATTTCTTCGTATTCGCGAGCGAGAGCATCTAATTCGGTGAGAGCGCGAGCGGCAGACATCGAGAGGATTTCTTTTTCCTTAGTGATATCCCCTTTCGTAAGAGCGCGTATTTGGGAATCCACAGAGCGGCGGAGAGTGTCGAAATCGAGCTGAGGGGCAGAGCCACCTTGCTCGGCATCGGCAGGACGGAAAAAGTTAGGGAACATAGACGAAGTGAGGTTCTTGACAGCGCCCCACCAGTAGAACACGCCGAGCAGTTCGCCCGGAGTAGGCTTGATTTTCTCCGACTCGTAGAGGATTTGAGCCATCGCGAGCAGATATTCGTCGGAATTATCAGTCTGAAAGCGTTGCCAATAATTCTCACAGGCGAGCCATTGCTCGAAAGTAATGGCATAGATAACATCAGAGGGGACAGCATCGTGTTTGCCGATAGAATTGAGGCGCACGGGAAAATCCGGGAACTGCTTCACCCAGTCGAAGAACGGAACGAGACCGGCGATGATAGCAGGAGTGGCGGCGAACTCCGTGCCGTCGGCTTGGCGCATCAGATAGCCGTCACCATAACGGCAGATGATGCGGATGTGCTGCCAGTGGAGAATGCACTGCACGGCGACCATGGCGAATATCTGTTGCGAATAGTCGGAGGCAGAGCGGAACGGAGTAGAGGCGTAAGCGCGATTGTGTGCAACCATGCTATCGAACAGGAAGCGGAGTTGCTCCTGAGTGAGGTCGTCCCAACGGGTCGGGACTTTTAGATCAATCGTCATAATCAGAAAAAATATCCTCCTTGAACATTATTTTTGAACGGTTCGACCGTGAAAGCGTCCTTCATTTCCGAGCGCCACAATTGATAAAGCTCCGGAACGGTGCGGAGCAGAGAGACGAGCGGATTGACGAGCTTCCAGAGTTCGAGCGTGTCGGCGTGTTTGAATTTTTGGTCGCGGATGTGAAAATCGATATAACGATTTTCCACCTCCTTGACGCGGTCGATAATATACACAATTTCCTCGGTATCATCGCCCTCGTTATGACTTTTTATCAAAGAATTAACAACAGAGTTGCCGAAATAGGCATCACGAAGTTGAGCCTCAAAGAGCAGAGCGAGGTCGCGAACTCGAGCAAACGCCGAGAGCAGGTCAGACTCGCCACGCCAGCGAGAAATTTCCTGAAAAGAATTTACCAGTGTGCCGCAAAAATAAGAGCCTTGGCGAGAGGAGCGCCACTTGGCATCCTCGCGGAGCATATCGAGCAGGATTTCGAGATGAGCCGAAGCCGAAGATTCGAGCGAGCCGATAAGACGCTCGACACGTTCTTTTGAGGCAGGAGCGAGAGATTCCGTGCTGACGATGCCGAGGCCATTGGGAGTGAGTACAAGGTCGAGAGACGGGATAGCCTGTGCGAGCGCACGGTCAACGGTGATACGGCGAGCAATATTGAGAGCAGAGCCTTCGAGGACGTAGGCAGAGCCGAGAATATTAGCCGAGAGCCATTGTTCAGCACTGCGGAGATATCCCTTTATCTTGTCGTAGAGTGCAAGTTCATCATCAACCTCGAGCAGCACATTCGGGAAGTATTCACGGAGGATGTCGTTACTTGTTATCAGTTCCATTGTCTTGCTTGTTAGGAGTTACTTTTTTAGCATCAGTATGTTCATCGAGCGTGGTGAGCTGGATAAACGGACAATCAGGGCGCACACCGGTCCAGTCGTTGAAGCGGATTATGATGTTGTGAACCGTGAAGAGAATGTCGTGGTAAGGCTTTTGAAGTGCTTGAGCGATGGTGTAAAGCTCGCGCTTGTCAGAGCCTGAATTATTGACAGAACTGTTGCCCGGCACAGAGCCAACGAGATTAGAGTGGACGCGCATTGTAAAGCACAGCACATTGATAGCTTCGGCGATGTCACTTTCCCAGTCGCCACCCTCTTTATTTTTTGAATCGATGGAGGTAACGGAGATGTCGGGATTTTCGTTTTTACCGTCAACCGAGATGGATTTTCCGGTGAACAGCACAGAGCCGGAGTTCTGAGTGTTGGTGAGGAAGTTAAGCATTTCCAGCTTCTTCTCCTTGATGATTTCAGCGCGTTCTTTCGGGTCGGTGATGTGGCGTTCCTGAAACACATTGTCCCAATATCGAGATGACACCTCGATAACGTATTTAATCGGGGCGGCGTTTTGGAGTTTGGCGAGTTTGGCAGTGCCGATGAGCTGCTTGATTTTGAACCACGAGCCACGGAACAGCGAAGCATAATGAGGAATGGGATAGTAGAGAGAATCAACGCCGGGGAAGCGGCTCAGAACGGCAAATTTGCGGATGCCATCATCCTTGACAGAGCCATCGGGACGAGAGCGACGGCCACAACGGACGAGCAGTTCCTTGTAAGGAGAGCGAGGGTCGAGGAGGTCAATCACCTCGAAAGCAGTGTCGGGGAGCGATGAGCGGAAATTGCCGAAAATCACCTTGGGGATGCGACCGGTAGCGCGGTCGGCAGGAGCGAAGCGACAGTAACAGGCAGGTTTGCGGTGAAGCTCCACGATAGCCGAGGCATCCTGATTGAGGACGATGACCGAGACAGCGAAAGCAAAGTGTTTCAGGTCTTGGCACACGCCGAGGAAATAATCCGAAAGCGGATTATCGAGCAGGAAGTCAGCGACCTGAGAGCGCACCTTTTCGGTGGCATCATCACAGCGGTACTCCAGCCCCGCGCCATAGCAAACTTCAGCGTTAAAGACTTGGCAGGTGGCAAGAGTTTCGTCGCTCTCAATGAGGTCGATTATATCATAGGGCATATCATCATCCTCGCCCCAAGGAATGTATTCAATGCCTGTGGGGGTGGTGATGACTTTAGGTTCGGACTCTTCGCGGAACACATCGCGCGTTTTGCGGATAAACGCGGCGGATGAATTTGTGCCGGGAATTTGTTCGACAGAGAAAAATTCAGAGGACATATAGGGAGGTGTTATTAGAGGAAAACTTCAAAATCATTAATGGCGATAATGCAACAATCGTGGATGCAACGGATGGCACCGGAGGCGAGGAACTTGATTTGACGAGTGCCTTTGTAATAGTCGTAGCGCAGAGACACCACATTTTTAGCCTCCATAAGAGAGCCGTTCTTTTTTACGACCACGAGGTCAACCGGTTCTCCGCGCTCGAGCATCGCACGAGCTTGAGTAATATGCACGGCATCCATTAGTCGAAGGGCAGAGTAAACGGTGATGAGAATATGCCCGGAGACGGACGGAAAGCCGCGGTGTCATCATCGCTGAGGCGAGGACGGCGCGAAGCATAGCGCCAAGTGAATTTCACGGTGGCGAGAGACTCGTCATCGTCAGAAATTTCGCAGGTGTGGTCAGTGACGATGATGCGGTGAAACGAGCCGTTGCAGTCGCACACATCAATCTCGCGAGAGTTGAACAGTTGGTCGATAGTGCGAGCCTGAGCCTCGGTCATCGCCGCGGTAGAGACTTCGTAGGTGCGAGTGGTGAGGTGGTCGTACTGGAACATCACGCCACCGATAACAGCCGAGTCAACATCAACAACCGTTTTGGTGGTGACAGTGCCCGAGAGGTCGAGATATTCCACGGCGTTGAAGATATTGCGGAAGCGGAACAGCATCCAGTCAGTATCATCGAGCAGATAAAACGTCTTGCAACGTAGGGAGAAATCCAGCGTGAAGGAGACGATGCGGCGATAGGTGACATCAGGAGGGATAGCCGCTATCAGAGAGGCAACGGATGCAGAGTAAGTGTTGGACGCGCCGGAGGTGGAGAGCTGAGTCAGCAGATACAATTGGAGCATCCCCGATTGGTCGATGTAGCGTACATAGCACACTCCGGAAGCGGCTTCGTCAGTGGTAACGGAGATTATAGAGTCAGCATGGACGACAGCGGTGTCGAGTGTAGAGAGGAAAGCCTCCGAAGTGTCGAGGTCGGAGGGGAGCAGGTAATCACAATAGATACAGCCGATATTAAGAGTAACACCAGCCACCGAGAGGACGTAACTACCGGTGGAGATGCCCAGCGAGCGCATATCGGCTTCAATGAGGTCAGCCACATCGCTAATGACAACCGTATTATCGACAGCGTAGAGCGAGGTGGTGAAAATCGGGTTGTCAGCTTCGCCCGTGCGATAGAGCGACACCGCTACCGTGGTGTAATCCGTGGTGAGCGTGATGTCCTCGATTTGCGAGGTGAGGCACGAAGCGAAGTCGATGTAATCGGATGTAAATTTAGTATTCATATATGCAAATTTAATTGACGCATATCACTGAATAAAAGACAATAGCGAGGGTGTGGAAAGTAAAAGGTCGCACTCCGAGAGGAACGGAGCACGACCTGTGCGCTCTATTGTCGCGTTCTGCGGTATCGGTAATAGAGCCAACCCGATACCGCCAAACCAATCAATATTATCAGATACGCGGGCGGATGGAATGCCGAGGAAGAAGTATTTGATGCAGAAACTTCGTCGGCTTGAGATTGGGTATCTTCAGAGGTGGAAGCAACCGATGTCGCATCGGTGGATTGAGATTGAGATGCAGAAAGAGAGGACTTTGAAGATATCCGGTCGATGCGTATGACTTTAGGCGTATCAGCGAGTGCAGAAGAAGGACTTGCGCGAGTGGTGGAGTCGGATGTGGTGGAATATTCAACTACAATTCCCTCGATGACACAATCACGGTCGAACAGCATTGAAGAAATGGATTCGGAGTGCGATGTAGAGGTGCTATCGGCTTCCGAGTGAGAGATGAGTGTTTCTGACGCCGTGCTTTGTACCTGCCGAGAGGAAGAGCAGGAAACCATAAAAACAATCAGGAGTAAGATTAGAAATCGCATATTGAGAAAGATGGACAAGCTTTGTTTGCAAATTCGTTGTGGCAATGGAGCGTAGCGCCGGGATATTTAGCGAGGAGTTCCGTGACAAATCGGTGCATAGCTTCTTTTTGAGCAGGAGTTCGGGTGTCCTTGGGTTTGTTGTCCTCGGTAATACCGCCGACATAGCACACGCCGATAGAATTAGCGTTGTAGCCCTTGCAGTGAGCGCCGACCTGTTCGACAGGACGGCCTTCATGGATAGAGCCATCGCGATAAATCACATAGTGATAGCCGATATCCTTCCAACCGTTGCCCTTGACGTGCCATTCGCGTATTTGATCAACGGTGTAGTCCTTGCCTTCAGGAGTGGCGGTGCAGTGTAGGATGATTTTATTAATCTTGCGCATAGGGGTCAGGTTCGGGGGTGATACCATGGAAACGGCAGCGCTCGGAGAGAGCAATGTTGAGGTCGTGCATCGCGCGGATTTGGTCATAAATCATGGCTTGCTCAGCGCGATCAATAAGGTCGAAGCGAGGAGTGCGAACAAAATCATTCAGATGCTTCAGATGAAGCGATAGCTTGTTCTGTTCCAGCGCCAGCTTGGTTTGAAACTTTTTCATCGGATAGGAGAGAGTTAGAAGATTTGTGTAATGCCTCGAAATATGCGAGGTAGATTTTTAACATAAAGCGCATATCAACGCCGATGAACGTGCCAACAGCAATGAGGATTTGTGCGAACACGATGATGACAGAGGTGTCGATAACGCCCACAGGGGGCAGGAATAAAGCGACGAAGGCAAGAGCCACTCCGGAGAGGAGGAGAATGAGAGCAGAAGCGGATTGGATTGAAAGCCGGTGAGGGATTTCGGGAAGGAGGTGCTCTTGCTTCGAGCTTTTTAAGGTATGGAGTAGAGACTTCAGCATGAGGAGAGAGGTATTTTATTCGATGCAAAAATAGTGACGAAAAATCGGCAGATAAAAGACATTTACAGCACACCGGAAATGTCGATAGCACCGCCACCGTGGTAGGGTTTGGACTCACAGCCGATATAGAGAGTGTCGAAGGCATCCGTGCCGTCAGTACGGTGTTCGAGCAAATCTTCTTCAGACTCTGCGAGTTTTTCGCCGGCTTTATTTTTCTGGAAACCGTTGCGCCCACGGCTCACACCAGCCGATTGAATGGCAAGAATGAGGTCGTCGTTATTTTGACGATTGAACATAGGCATGAGGCGGTTGAGACCTTGGAAACCTTGGTTGATAAGATTGTACTTTTCGGCGTGGCGCATCGGATTACCAAGCGGAACAGCAACGACAGTCCATCCACGTTTTTCAAACTCGTCGATGATGGTATATCGGAAGTCAACACGATTGACGGCGTAGTTCTGACCGATAGCGGTTGAATCGTAATAAAACACGACAGTCTTGTTGTGATGGTGGACGTAGTACGAGCAAAAGTCCTGAACGAGAGCAGGGATTTTGCGCTCGAACTTCACGAAAAACGACTTGAGAACCTTGAGCTGCCCGAGGCGTTCGTCAGGCTGACCCGCCACAATCCAGTTGATGTTAGCGTTGTAGTCCATGCCGATGCAGATAGGGGCAAAGGGGTCAACGTCGCGGTCGGCACGGCTATCCATTGCCGAGGGGTCGAAGTCGAAGCCGAGAGTGTCAAGATATTCAAAATCGGAGGCGTTGTATTTATGCCCTTCCTTCATTGACGAATAGAAACCATCCTTTGCGATGCCGATTTTTTTGCACATGATTGATGTCTGGAACGTGAGCGGCGTAAGGTCGCGCTTCATGTCGCGGAGGTACTTTTCACCCAAGAGCTGCACATTCTCCACCGAGGAATATTCGCGATAGTAGGTGGCCGTGCTGCGTAACTGATTGATCATGCGGTCGAGGCGGCGGAGATAGTTGCGGAGATAATCAGGAGGTTCGATGCCTTTTTCGCGAAGCTCCATAATCTTTTGCTTTTGTCGCCATTGCTCATATACACCTGCCTCAATAGCCTTGATAACGCGCTTATCCATTTTCTTCTCATATTCGAGAAACCACGAGCCTTTTTTGCTCTGCGGCATATCGGAAAGCACGAGCATAGCATGGTTGAACGAATGACGGCAGAAGTGCGTTTTTATACCACCGTTAGCCGGCAAAGTTTCATCTTTCAATTTTTCATAGTTAATGAACTTAGCTTCATCGACCAAGAGCCACGAGAGCGTGAGCGAGTTGGCAGCACCGGGGCGGTCTTGCGATAGGATGACCGCAATAGAGCCGTTGTAAAATGAGATTACCTGTTCCCAGTCGTGCGGTTCTGTTATCGGTGCGGCGAACGTTTTCGGCGGACGGCGACCAACAACATAATGCACATTTTTGAAGTAGCCCCAGCGTTTCCACGCCGCGAATAAGCCCGGCAGTGTATTTGTCAAACCGTGCTTAAAAGTGGGGACAACGATGCCGCCTGTGCTTCCGGGCATACGTTGCATCATTTTCAGAGTATAGGGCGCGGCGATACTATCGGTTTTGCCTGTACGGCGCCCGGCAACTATTACCGTAGTGTTAGCCGCCACCAATTGCGTGAGCAACTGAGGGCGGTTGAAATATACTTCCTTAGTCTTGACTGTCGGCATCTTCGTCAGGGGTTATCGGGGCGAACAGCTTAGCCTCTTCGAGGTCAGCTTCCTCGTATTCAACATCATCAACATCAATACAATCCTTGGAGAGTTCCTTAGAGAGCTTGCTGATATAATCATAGAGATTGGGAATGGCCTTGATGCCGAGCACAGACGGGTCAGTGGTGGCAACAAAGGGCTGAGGCACGATTTCATCGTAGGGCATTGATGTCTCGTCATCGCGGTCAGCGCCTGTATATTTGGCATAAGAGGACGCTGCGCGTTCCATGGTTTTTGTGTCCTTGCGAGCCTTTGCCATCTGGTAAGTTTCGAGGATCATCTCGCAATATCGAGCACGGTGGAAGTCGCGCGACTTTTGAGAGAACAGCGGCACAAGTTGATGAAGCAGTGCGATGTCGGAATAGGCGGCAGACTGCGAAACATCGTAGCGCGACATGATAAGGTCGCGGAGACGGCGGTCTTTAACATCGGGGTTCGCGAGCCAGTAGTTATACATTTCGCGAACGCGAAGGATGCGCTCCGCCATGGCCACGGGGTATTTTTCGCGAAGTTCATCCTCCGAGGCGAACATGTCGAGGCGACAGGCTTCAATAGTAGCAGGTAGCGGCATAGTGAGAAATTGAGATTATTCGTCGTCCTCCATATCGAGCAGAGCCTTTTCCGACATCTCAATGGCGGCAGGAGAGCCAACGGCGGCGAGAGCAGCCATTTGTTTCCGGATTTTTGTTTTCTGACGTAGTTTGCCGAGGATGTAGGCTTTGCGAGCCGGGTGTCCGTCGAGAGCGATGTCAGATTTAAATTCTTCCTCCGGAATATCGAGCAGGATAGCAATTTCAGAGGGTCGGGTATATAGCGAAGCCAGTTGTTCAATTGAGGTCAACTGTTCTTGAGAATACTTCATGGAAGGGGACGGATTGATTTTCAACAATGAAACGGTAATTTTCGGCAAGGCGGTCGAATACTTCCGGGGCGGTGGTGATGATGCCCGATTCGTAGCGATTGCCTCGCGTGAGGTTCTGAGACATGACCACGGCAACCTTATAGTCGGAGTTCGACACGAGAAGAATTTTCGAGTGGTTGTCAGCGAGATAGCAGTGTTCAATCGTCTGCTCGATGAATGGCCAGAGAATGAGAGTTTTATTCGTGGCTTTGAAATCGAGGACGATAGAGAGCGAGTTGACAAGCCCCTCCTTCTCGATGAAGAATATTCGACGGAGAAACTCCTCGGAGATAGAGAACGAGGTCATGCAGATGTCGGCGGGACCCGTCTGCGCCAAAATCCACTGAAGCACATCGGCAACTTGGACGATGTTGCTCAGGTAAGGCTGCACCGGGTGCGTGTCGAGCGGTAAGAGACCGGCTTGCGCGACTAATTTTTCAGAGAAATTCATTCGATGAGACCGAGTTCACGGAGTTCGGCGGTGAGCTTCTCCGAAGGGTTGTCGATAAGATTGTACCATTCAACGATGCGAGCGCCCAACTCCTCATTGCGAGACTTGGCATATTTGCCTTTATTGAGGTTGATAAGGCGGAGAGCAGTCTTGGCATCAGAGCGAGCATCAGAGGCAGTGTCAACCACAGAGGCATCAGAGCCATATTTGTAATGGTCGTAGATGTTGAAATTCTCGCGATATTGTTTGTCGAGCTTCAGCAGTTCCTTAGCCCACATATAGCGGTCGGAATCGGGGCAAGAAGAAGTCTCGGAGTTGATAAGTCGGAGTTTGGTGTGGCAGTCGCGCATCCGCTTGAGGATAGAGGCATTGTCAACCCAACAGGCTTGAATATTTTCAGGCAGAGAGTCGTGGTCGGCACGTTTGCCACGCTGATAGTCGGAGCGAGTGGAGACACCTGTCTCGGCGAGATTGCGAGTGGCGGCGATTTTCTCCACCTTCGCCATCATTTCGGTGACTTGCTCGTGAGTGACTTGCTTCACACGGAGATTGTACGCCTTCTGAAGCTCGTACTCAAGTAGCTGAGCCTTAGCTTGAGGATTGCGCACTATATTGTTGTAAACTATAAGATTGCGATTGATACGCAGAAGGAGGTCAGCACCGGCGAGTATGTCGCGCGACGAGGGATCGGTGTCGAGCCATGCCTTGATTTGAGGAGTGAGTTCATGTGCCATATTATAGGGCGTTATTTATACCTGCCACAAAGAGCAGAGATTTATTCAGAGGTGATAGTAACTGTCGCATAGCCTTGAGAGTAGAGCCTGTGGTAACGAAGTCGTCGAACACGATAATGTTAGGGGCATCAGGCAAGCGATTGAGTATAAATTCGGCGTTGATGCGTCCGCGATTACGGCAGAGGGCAACATCTTCAACGAATGGGATGCCGAGGCGCACGGCGATTTCGGCAGAGATGAGCGATGCAAAGTTATGTTCCTTGTGTCGGCGTTTCGGAGTGGTGCATATAGCCCACGATTGAGGCGAGGGCGAGCCACAGAAGAAGTCGAGGAGGAAGTCAGCCATAGCCGAGGAGAAATGATGAATTTCTTCGGGGTCGGACTTGATTTCCTTGAGAGTGCGACCCATGACCGATTTTTGCCAGAGCGATAAGAACCAGACCGTGCCACGGTGAACCATGCGAGGATGCCAATCGAAATTACAGCGGGCTTCAACGGAGGTGTCCCATGCCCGGCGAGACTGTTCGGCAAAGATATCGCGCTTAACAGAAATATCACCGAGAGCCGGTGACACGTCAGAGAGGTCAACATCGGCAATGATGTCAGACATCTCGGTCAACAGGCTCCCGGTGACAGAGAGAGAGGAGGAAGGGTTATGCTTCGTTGATGACACCATCTTCCGTCTCGATTTTACCAGTGTAATAGGGACAGTCAACAATGTCAACAGCTTCGACAGCGATAGTAGTGCCGGCGGTACCGGTAGCACCTTGACCGTTGTCACGGGCGTAGGTAGTAGTGGTGTCGTAATATTTCGAGCCAACCACGCGGAAGTTACCTGCCATATCTTCAACGAGGAACACGTTGTTGGTATTAAGCAGGAAAGCCGAAGCTTCGGCAGTGTCGGAACTTACATCGGGGAGAGTGAGCGACACGGTCTCCTTGATGGTTTGCGAGGGATATTCGCCCTGAGTTTCCGCTTTGAACTCAGCTTTACCCGGAAGGTGGTCGGCGTAGAGCCATTTAGCACCTTCGGCGAGAGTGAAGTCGCCGGAATATATAGCCGTGGTGGGGCGTCCCAGCTCATCAACGGCGAGAGTCGGCCATTTGAGGATGTTGGAGATGTTTTGATAATACACACGGCGCTTGATACCGGGAAGCACCGGTTTTCCCTGGCAGTGGCCAAGGGATTTTTGGAGGGTTGTACAACTGTTAGACATAGCGATTATTGATTAGCGGCATCGCCGGTGAGTTTAACAATGGTGAGTTTGCGCGGGTCGATGGTGTGGAACTGAACACCGAAGAAGATGTTGGAAGCGAACGACAGGCGATAGTGACCTTCACGGAGGATGTCAACGGTAGATTGGTCGCTGACGTTGTCAGTGCCCCAAAGGAGGTTGTCCTTCTGAGTGAGGTACATGGTGTTTGTGCCGGCAAGTTCGGGGAGCGGAATGATGGTGATGCGACCGTTGCTGCCCTCGATGGTGGGTTGGTTGAACTTGGTGTTGTAGGGGACAGCGTTGTGAGTTTGGAGGTAGCTTTCGTTGTAGAGGTCGGCAAGATCCTGAGAGCAGAGGAGGATTGATTCCTGAGCGCGGAGGAAGTGATTGCGAGAATAAACGAGGTCCTTCAGGATGTCGCAAGTATTGATTGCGGTGAGCTTGTCGGAGATGTTGTAGAGGTTTTTCTTCTCAACAGAGATATTGCCGTCGGCGATTTCCTTGTCGGCGATAGTCTCGAAACCGTCAAAGAGGTCGGCGGTGGTAGTGCCTTTTTCGTTGCGCTTACCGGTGAACACGGCTTGAGCGAGGTATTGACCGCGAGATTTGGCGATTTGAGAGAGGATGAGAAGGGTTTGAGGCGCACGTTTTTGACCTTCGCCGAGAGTGGGCGCGTTGTAGCCCATGGTGAGGAACGCGTAGTCATTGGGGTGGAAGAGGTTGACATCGTTGCCGAAGTAGGTAGTGAGCTTGCGGTAGTCGATGTTAACGTTAGCAGCAGACTTGCGGTCGGGGTCGTAAGGTGCATATTGAGCCTCAGAGGTAACAGCAGGGAGCATCATGTCGCCGCGGAGGCCGGTGATGCCGCGCATATATTGGAGGACGTTTTGGGCTTGTCGGATAGGAAGGTCAAGAAGTTCCTTCTGCCATTTGACAGCGGTTTTTTTGTAATCTTCTAACGCGCTGTCAGAGATAATAATTTTGGATTCGTCAGCCATTTTCGGAGAGATTAAAAGGGTGAGAGACTAAGAGAGTTGGCGCATGAGCCAATCAACATTTTTGTTGACATCGTCAACGGGGCGTTCCTCGTCGGGACGGTTGGCAGGTTCAACGACCGCAGCGGAAGGAGCGGCAGGCTCTTTGCGGAGGTCGGCAATAGTTTGGTCGCGTTCGGCAATAGTAGCCTTTAGAGATGCGATTTCTTCATCTTTTTTGGCGATGTCGGCGGCTGAAGCTTCGAGATGATCCTCGATTTTTCCAGCCATTTCATCGGTCAGCGAGAAGTGATTCTCGGTGAACTCGATGGCGCAGCCGATGAGAGCTGCAAGGCGAGTGAGAGTTTTAGCCATGATTGAGGGTTGAGAAGGTTGAGCAGCTTGAGCGGTGACAGGCTCGGCAGCGGTGTCGGGGGTGTCCTCAGAATGTTCAGACTGCTCGGAGTGAGTAAATGGAGCGGATAAGAATTGGAAGAAACGCTCCATGAGAGAGCCTTTCTTGAGTGAAGATTGAGCCGGAGGCATAGGCAGACCGGCGGAGTTGATGACGGAGAGGGTGGATTCATCGACAACAGGCGCAGCGTCCTCGGGGGCGTTGGTAATTTCATCGATGAAGCCCCACTCGAGGGCTTGCTTGGCGGTGAGCCATGCCCCCTCCTTCATAAGGGCGAGGAGTTCGTCCTTAGATTTTTTGCATCGTTTGGCGTACATGCCGGCGATACAACCGTCGATGGTGGCTTGGTCGGCCTTCATCTTCTGAAGCTCTTTGATGTGGGCTTCGAGTTCATCGGCATTCATATAGTCCCATTCAAACACAAGGTTCATACACTTGTGAACGAGAATAAGGGCATCGGCATCCATGGTAACGCGCTTGGCGCCCATCGGAGCGATAGTAGCGGCGGATGCGCACATGCCAACGAAATGGCAGTGAACATTACCGTGGATAGAGAAGAGCGATGAGATGGAGAGAGCCGAATCAACCCTACCACCGAGAGAGTCGATGAGCACGTTGACCTCCTTATCCTTGTACTTGTCAAGAATATAAGAGACCATGTCGGCAGAGAAATTCCAGTTGCCGACAGTGCCTTTGAGGTGGAGTTGATAAGATTTGGGCATATTTCGTGAAATAAATATGCCACAAAAATAGCCCCTTCAGAGAAGAGGCTAAAAGACTATAAAATGCAATCGAGCACCGATTTCTGAGCGATGTGAGTGATTTTATAGGAGCGGACGGCTGAGTCCTTCCCGGGAGAGCCGGTGGTTTCGGAGTAGGTGATTACGGGATAGCGAGGTTCTCGGCTACCGATAAGCACTTGGCGACCTGCAACCGTGGTGATGACGAAAGCGAGCGGTTCGGCTTCAGGCAGAGCATCCACCGAAGTAAACTCAAGAGTAGAGGATTCTTGGCGTTTGCCGTTGACTTTCGAGCCATCCCACGACAGAACAGGAGTGCCGAAGAATGAAATGGCCGTTTTTGGAGCAGACAGGGCGAGCTTGACGCCGCAGATTGCCTCAAGCATGACATTCGCCGGGAGCTGCGAGCATCGAATGTATTCAATTTTTACGATGCCGGGGAGAGAGATAACAGGCATAACATTTCGGGGGTTAGGTGAAAAATGTGCGTAATGTATGAAATGTGTAAATAGTTCATAATGTACGACTTGTGAAAATTAGCGCGTGAAATAAATGAGATTTAACAATCTTTAACTTGCGCGTTTTTGATAGGTTTTCCTCAAGCGCAGGTACATTTGACGAATAGTCTCCCAGTTTTTCGGATCATCGGAGATGCCGTGATTTTCCATGAAGGCATAAATGATGTCGGAAATTTGCACGTCCTCATTGAACAGGACTGACAACTCGTTCCAGAGCACCATCTTGAAACGCTTCCGGATGGTAGATTTCAGGGCATCGACTCCGGCTTCGGGCAGGTAGTTGAAGGTGTCGGGGTTCTTGCCCGACTGCTGAGGTACTTGAATGGGGATAAGGTCGGAGGATTCGGCATTAGTGACGGGAGTGTAACCGGCGGGGCGGCGTTTGATGAAGAGAGCGAGCACGGTGTGTTCGGCAGAGCCGCGGGGGAAGATGATGCGTTGAGAGGCATCATCCCAAAATTCATGGCGTAGCCAGTCGTCGAGGTATTTAGGGAGACGAATCAGAATAGTGTAGTTAATAGGCATAACAGTGAGCAGAATGTAGGATTGTCAATGCAGAAGTTTTAAGTGTATTACGTAGGTGCAAATATATGAATTATTTCCGACATAAACCCCTTAAATTTTAACAAATTGAGAAATCCGTGAGGGGAAATTAGAAAAAATTTCTTCACGCGCTCTGAAAATTTTCAGAAAAAACTTTGGAATGAGTTGGAAAAATTTGTGCAGTTGTGCAGAATTTTGCAACTGACGGAGTTTCAGCGCGTTAGAGCCGTACAAATTTTGCACAAATTTGTACGGATTTTGTACGGAATTTTGAAAATTTTGTGCGCTTGTGCATTTGTGCGCGTTTGTACGAAATTTGTACGGCTGTAATTTATTGATTTATAGGCGGTTTGGTGGTGTCCGTACAACTGCACAATTTTTTCTAACTCATTGCGCGGAAAAAAATAAAAAATATAAGGGCAAAAATTTTTTAATATAAAACGTTGAAAATGTGTACATTAGTACACCGATACATGAAAAACGTGCATGAAGTGCGAAAAGTGCGGCGGATGCGCACGGGCGAATTTGTACGGAATTTGTGCGCCCCCGCGCCCCCTCTGGTTTCACATTTTGCGGTTGTGCGGATGTGCCTGTGTGCTGACGGTGAAGTCGAGCCTCGAGCGGCGGACGGCGGCGTACTTTCGTACAACTGCACAACCGATTATTATTGCCTCCCCGGGGGTGCGGGGGTGCGGCTGCAAGGCAAAGAAAAAGAGGCGTAAAGGTGTCGAAAAGTGAGCACGTTAATGTTTGGT